TATTATTACTCAGCAATGTGCTATTTACCAATTTAGATTAGAAGAAACTAAAGTTAATATCTATGGTGAGGCAGCTGAGGAAAAATATTATAATGGTCCTTTTCTATTTAATGTTTTAATGGATAGGGGAGATCAAGAATACGGTGAAAATGTAGAAGGTATTCAATTTAACCAACCTATTAATTTTTACTTTTTAAGAGATGATTTAGTAGAAAAAGATGTTGTTCCTAGAGTAGGAGATATTATATTATTTGAAGAAGCATATTATGGGGTACAAAGTACAATTGCTAACCAATATTGGGGAGGTAAAAATCCTGAGTATCCTAATAATGATTCTGATGGAACACCAAACCCATTAAATCCAGGATTAGAAAAATTTGGTAATAACGTTTCAATATTAGTATCAACTTATTATATACCAGCAGATAAAGTAGCAATTTCACCATATCAAGAAAGAATGTAATGGCAAAACCAAGAAAACCAATACCAAAATATCAATTAACTTTAAGCGAGAATAAACATCAAGCTTTTAGAGGTATAGAAGACAGAGGGATTCAAACTAATCCTAATGATGCTAATATGCCTGTTAATCCAAATTATCAAGATACAGGTATAGCTATTAATAGATCTGCTCAAATGAGTATGAAAGGTGATTCTAGTAAACAATATTCTATTGGTATTAAAGATATTGATGAAGCAATATTTTATTACTTTAAAAACCAAATAAAACCTTTTGTATACCAAAATGGCCAACGTAGAGAAGTACCTATAATATATGGTGCACCTGAAAGATGGAAATCATTTCAACGTGATGGATATTATAGAGATAAAAAAGGTGCAATTATGTTACCTATTATTGTAATTAAAAGGGACTCAATAGCTAAAGACAGAACAGTAGCAAATAAGTTAGATGCTAACCAACCTAACTTATATGGTAAATGGTCTAAACAGTATAGCCCAAAGAATTTTTATAGTAATTTTGCTACATTAAATAATAGAAAACCTGTAGAAAAATTTCATGTAGTAGCCCAACCTGATTATGTAACTATGGAATATAGTTGTATAATTCAAACTTATTACATGGAACAATTAAATAAAATAATTGAAGCCTGTGAATATGCTTCTGACGCATATTGGGGCAACCCTGAAAGATTCCAATTTAGAGCTTTTATAGATCAATTTACTACTGCAACTGAACTAACAACAGGTAAAGATAGATTAGTTACAGGTACTTTTAATATAAGATTAAGAGGATACATTCTTCCAGATACAATTCAACGAGAATTAAATTCTACTAAAGTATATAATTCAAAAGCTAAAATTACTATTGGAACAGAAACAGTAAGTAATATAGAAGATGCAGATCAACCTATACAAAATCCAACTGATGATCATAGAAAAAGAAATTTAAGAGATCTTCAATAGGTGTATTTTTTTAATTATTTATATATATTTATAACCAACACAAAATTTATTAGACATTATGGCAAATAAAAAGTTATCAAAAGAAGAAGTTGCAAAACTAAAAGACTATCAAAATGATACAAATGAGATAGTAGGGGCATTAGGACAAATTGAATTGCAATTTGAACTATTGGAAGAAAAAAAAGAAGAAGTATTAGAAAAGTTTAAAAAACTACGAGTAAATCAAAGTAATCTAGCCAAAGAACTTACAGAAAAATATGGTGACGGTAATCTTGATTTAGAAAAAGGAGAAATTATCCCAGTAGAATAGTTTTTTGAGATAATTTTTAATATTTATAATAAAACAAAATAAATATAATATATAACAATGGCAGAAACATTAATATCTCCGGGTGTATTAGCAAGAGAAAATGATCAGTCGTTTATTGGATCAAGACCTGTAACTTTTGGTGCAGCAATTATCGGACCTGCAGTTAAAGGTCCTGTGCAAATTCCAACAGCGGTATCTTCATTTTCACAATATGAGGCTATTTTTGGTGGGGCAGTAGAAAGCGGTTCCCAATATTACACATATCTAAATTCTATCGCAGCAAGAAATTATTTTGCTCAAGGTGGTGAATCATTATTAGTATCAAGAGCAGTATCTGGTTCATTTACATCTGCATTTACTTCAGGTAGTCAAGCAGGTCCAAACGGAAGTGGTATCATGGCTGACGCTTGGGATGATTCAGCGGCTACTCAATATCAAAAACAATCATTTGTTTTAAAAACAATCTCTGAAGGTGAAATTATGAACTCTTCAGGTTCGTTAAATGCAAATGGTTCATTAGAAAGTGGATCAGCTGATAACCTAAGATGGGAAATTGCTTCAGTAAATACATCATCAGGACAATTTTCATTATTGATTAGACGTGGTAATGATGTTAATAATCAAAAAGCTATTTTAGAAACTTATAATAACTTATCAATGGACCCAACAGCTGTTAATTATGTTGGTAAAGTAATTGGAGATACTTATTATAGTATAGAACAAGATGGTGCTGATTACTATGTAAAAACAAATGGTAATTACCCACGTAGAAGTGCTTATGTTTATGTAGATAGCGTTGGAACACCAACACCACAATATTTTAATAATGATGGTTCAATAAAACCAGCATTTACAGGAAGTTTACCATTAGTAGGATCAGGTTCATTTGCAGCCGCTACAGGTAAAAATGTAATAAACAATGATGCTAAATTTAATGAAAATATAACTGCTACAAATATACAAGGTATTAGTCCTGAAAGTTATAATACTTCAATTAATATTTTAACTAACAAAGATGATTATCAATATAATGTAATATCAGCTCCTGGATTAATAGGATCTATACATGCAACACAAGTTAGTTCATTAGTAGCATTAGCACAAAGCAGAACAGATTGTATCTCAGTAATTGATTTAGTAGAATACAATTCAGGAATTAACTCAGTAACTACACAAGCATCTTCATACGATACTTCATACTCAGCTACATACTGGCCTTGGTTACAGACAGTTGATGCAAATACTGGACAAACAGTATGGGCACCAGCTTCAACTTATATACCATCAGTATATGCATTTACAGATGCTTCTTCAGATCCATGGTTCGCACCAGCAGGTCTAATTAGAGGAGCTTTAGGTAGTGTAGTAAGAGCAGAAAGAAAATTAACATCTGGAAACAGAGATACTTTATACGAAGCAAATGTTAACCCAATAGCAACATTCCCAGGAAGTGGAGTTGTAGTATTTGGACAGAAAACATTACAGAAAAGAGCAAGTGCTTTAGATAGAGTAAATGTACGTAGATTATTAATAGCATTAAAATCATACATTGTACAAGTATCAGATAACTTAGTATTTGAACAAAATACAAATGCAACAAGAAATGCATTCTTAGCAGAAGTTAACCCATACTTAGAAAGTGTACAACAAAGACAAGGATTATACGCGTTTAAAGTTGTAATGGATGCTTCAAATAACACACCAGACGTAATAGATAGAAATGAGCTAGTAGGACAAATTTACCTACAACCAACTAAAACAGCGGAATTTGTAATTCTAGATTTCAACGTTTTACCAACTGGAGCAACATTTCCTGAATAAAAATTAAAAAATAGAATATTTATAATAAAATAAACAACAATGGCAGTATTAGACCCGAACGAAATATTTTATACAGCATTTGAACCAAAGCAACAAAATAGGTTTATCCTATACGTTGACGGGATTCCTTCATACCAAATTAAAGGTATGGGAGCTGTTTCATTAACTCAAGGTACAGTTCAATTAAACCACATTAACGTTGCAAGATATGTTAAAGGTAAAACACTTTGGAATACGATTCAAATGACATTATTTGATCCAATTACTCCAAGTGGTGCACAAGCTGTAATGGAATGGGTTAGATTACACCACGAATCAGTAACAGGTAGAGACGGATATAGTGATTTCTATAAAAAAGATTTAACTATGAACGTATTAGGACCTGTAGGTGATATCGTTTCAGAATGGATCATTAAAGGAGCTTTAATTACAGAAGCTACCTTTGGAGATTACAACTGGGATAATGAAAACGCTGCTCAGGAATTACAAGTAACAGTTCAACCAGATTACTGTATACTAAACTTCTAAAAAAGAATTTACCCCTCCTTTTTATAAAAATTGCTTGGCTTACGCCAAGCTTTTTTTTATATTGTATATGTATAATAAACGTTATTAATTAAATAAAGTATATGAGCGAATATAAATTCCCGACCGAAGAGGTAGAATTGCCATCTAAAGGTCTAATCTATGCAAAAGACAATCCATTATCTAGTGGTAAAGTAGAAATTAAATATATGACTGCTAAGGAAGAAGATATTCTTTCTAATCAATCTTATATTCAAAAAGGTACAGTATTAGAAAAATTACTTAAATCTGTTATTGTAAATAAAGATATTAACATTGATGATTTAATTGTAGGTGATAAAAATGCTCTTTTAATTGCTACTCGTATTTTAGGATATGGTAAAGATTATGATATCTTAGTAAGAGGACAAAATTATACTCTTGATATGTCTACATTAGATAATAGAGAGATTAATGAAGATGATTTTGAAGCAGGTAAAAATGAATTTAATTTTACTACCCCAGCAACAGGTACTGTTTTGACTTACCAACTAGCTACAGGTAAATTAGAAAAACAAATTGATAGAGAAATAGCGGGACTTAAAAAAATCAAAAAAGAAGATACAGCGGATTTAACTACAAGATTAAAATATATAATCACAGCAGTGGATGGTAACTCAGAAAAAAAAGATATTAGAGAATTTATAGATAATAAATTTCTAGCTAGAGATTCTCGTGCTTTTAGAGAACATATAAACCAAACACAACCAGATGTAAATTTATCCTATATTTTGGATAATGGAGAGGAGGTAGTAGTCCCTATAGGACTTAACTTTTTTTGGCCTGACTACAGCTAATGCTCCTGAATTTAGGTTAAATTTATTTCAAATGATTCATCAAATTGTCTTTCATGGCAAAGGTGGATATGACTTTAAAGCAGTATATGACTTACCTATTTGGTTAAGAAAATACATTTACAAAGAAATTACCGACTTTTATTCCGAAGAAAAAAAAGCATATGAAAATGCAAAAAGTGGAGGAAAAGGTAAAGGCAACAAAACCCTTGTCTCAGCAGATGGTAAAGTAAACACACCTGCCTTTGCTCAAGAATCTAAAGCATATAAAGGTAAAACAAGTTATAAGTAATAATATTTATAATAAAACATCTACATGGCTTTTAATCTAGATAAAGGAAAAGAAAATGCTAAATCTATCAGAGATATCTTAAATGATATTAATAGGTTAACTGAAGAAAATCTAAAACTAGAAAAGCAAAAACTTGCTACAGAACAACGTATTAATGCTGAACAGCAAGATATATCTAATACTATAAAAGATCAAACTAAACAGCTAAAATTCCAAAAAGCTGAAAAATCTGCTATTTTAAGAGCTACTAATTCTATAAGTAGAATTTCTGAAAATATATCAACCTTTCAAAAACAAGAATTAGTTGATGCTAAAGCAATAACAAAATTAGGAAAAGATAGGGTAAAAATAAATAAAGACATTAGTCTTTTAAAACAAACCCAGAAAAAACTTATTACAGAAACAGCAGGACTTAGTTCTGACCAAGTTAAAGCTAATTTTGCTTTAGCAGGTAGTATGGATGATCAGATTAAGAATGCCATAATATTAAAAGCTGAAATAGCTGCTGTTGAAAAATCTTCCCAAAGAATATTTGATACGGATGGAGTAAAAAATGCTAAATTTGTAGGTCAAATACTTGATAAAGTACCAGCATTAAGTGCTTTTAAAGGAGTTTTTGATGGCGCCGCAAAAGAAGCTGCAGACGCTGTTAGTGAAATGGAATCAACAAATTTTGGTTTAGATAAATACGAAGAACTAAGAAAAGCTGAAATGTCACATGAGGATGCTATGGAAGCAGCTGGTGTTAGTCAAGCAGAGATTGATAAAGGAAGATTTAGTATTCAACAAATGAATAGTAAATCCATAATGGTTTCTATGCAAAGCATGTTAAAAAGTTTAAAAGCAGCATTATCTCCTGCAGCTATGCTTGCTGCTTTCCTTAACGCATTTATATCATCTGATAAAGCAGCAGGTGATATGGCTAAAAAACTAAATGTTTCTTATAAAGATGCTTTAGCAATGAGGAAAGAATTAAGAACCTCAGCAGATGCTAGTAATGAAAACTTTGTAACTACAAAGGGAATGCAAGAGTCTTTAGTAGCTATAAACCAAAGTCTTGGTACTGGTGTAATGCTAAATAATCAAATGCTTTCCGAATTTACCGAAATGAGGGAAATGGCAGGATTTACTAATGAAGAATTACAAGGTATTGCTGCTATTTCATTAACTACAGGTAAATCAATGAATGATGTTACAGGTGAGTTTATGGCCCAAGCCAAAATATCAGCTCAACAAAATGGTGTTTTATTAAATGAAAAAGATTTATTAAAAGATATAGGTAATATATCCGCTGCTACAACATTATCATTTAGTAAAAATCCAAAACTTATAGGAGAAGCAGTTGCTACAGCTAAAGCTTTAGGTATGGAATTATCTAAAGTAGAAGGTATAGCTGATAGTATGTTAGATTTTGAATCATCTATTACAAATGAATTAGAGGCAGAATTATTACTTAATAAAGATATTAATTTAGAAAAAGCAAGACAAGCAGCATTAAATAATGACCTAGCAACCGTAGCTAAAGAAATTTCAGATCAAGTAGGTTCATCAGCTGATTTTGCTGCAATGAATAGAATACAACAAGAGGCATTAGCTAAATCTGTTGGTATGAATAGAGATTCTTTAGCAGAAACTTTATTTATACAAGAACAATTAGCAGGAGCAACAGGTGAAGAAGCAGCAGAACAAGAAGCTCTACTAAATGCTAGAATTAAAGAAGTAGGTTTAGCTCAAGCTCAAAAAGAATTAGCTGAAGGTGGAATTGAAGGATTAAGAGAACAAAATAGCCAAGCCGAAAAATTGTCTCAATCAATTGCTAAAATTCAAGAACTGTTTGTAGCAATAGCAGAACCTGTTTTAGAATTAACTAATGGGCTTATGCCTATATTAGATATAGTAGGATTTGTTGTAGGAGGTATAGGAAAGATGATTACTGGAATAACAACTTTTTCTAACATGATAGGGGAAGCAATAGGTGGTTTTGGAAGGTTAGCAGAAGGTTTAGGACCATTAAATGTCTTATTAAAAGGAATAGCAGGAATAGCAATTGTATTAGCAGCATACGGTGCTTATGCAGCATTAGCTTGGATACCTGTTGTAGGTCCTCTTTTAGGAATTGCTGCCGCAGCCGCAGTTACAACAGCAGGTTTTTCAGCATTATCAGGAGCTGAAAAAGCAGGTGATATGTTTTCTGCTAATGGTAAAACTATGGTCTCACCAGCTGAAGGTGGATTATTTGAACTATCGGATAATGATGAATTTGCTGCTGCCCCGGGATTAGGGCAAATGTTAGGTGGTGGAAATAATACAACAGTAGTAGAAAATAAAACTGATATGAGTTCAACAAATGCGTTACTAGAAAAACTAGTTAAGAAAACACCTGAAATGGCTCCTCTAGGTTTATACGAAGTACAATAATATAATATTTATAATAAAACAACAATTATGAGTTTACTAAACAAATTAATTTCTGGACAAGCGAGTAACACAAGTTTAAATGGACAAACACCGAATGTTCCTAATTTTCAAACATCAACTTTACATAAGGAATATTCTACTATTGGTGACCCAAATGCATCTCAGGTAACACCTGCAAATGGAGTTTTACCAATGCCATCTACACTTGAAGCTACAGTTCAAGAAGGAAACAAGTATTTGAACAACTTACCACAGTAACATATGGGCTTAGTTGATTTAAGAACTAACCTTAAATCTTTAAGGTATGGTAAGGATACAGTTGGCGGTGGAAACAGCGCTCAACCCTTCGTAAAAAGAAAAATACCCGATGATTTATCAGATGTAGGTAGAACAGGAGGACCCGATTTTCTTTTACGAGGTGGAACTTTACTGCCTAGAATTGTTCTTAATGATGCAACAAGAATATCTAAATTATTTTACCCAGGTAGAGGAGGTAAAATAAATACTACAAACGCAGATGATCCACTAGGTG